AAGTCTTTCTGAGAAAATTAAACGTGGTTCGGTGTGGTGGTCAGCCGCGACCATTACTATGTTGCCCTTGTCATCCGAGGTAACGACGATACGCACCCGCTCAAGATAACGAGCGCCAGTTGGAAGATCTGAACTCTTCACCGCAACTGACTTAAAGTCGTCGACAACGTTTGGTGGAACTACGGTTATGAACGCCGGAAATAGATCATGAAGTACCCTCATGCTGCAAGTGCCCTATCTACTCGACGTTTCATCGCACGGTAGGTAACTCCTGACGCACGGGCAAGCTCCGATACGGTAACACCCTTTAGGTAGAGTTGTCCTGCGATACTTGTTAGTTCAATATTCGCGGTGAAGGAAGAGGACGATGGAGTTGTTCGAGATCGGTAGCGTCTAGCCAGCGGTGAAAGTCTCGCGATTCTCAACTGCTCGTCGTGCGGAATTCCTGGAGACCTAGGGCGCTGTCTTACGGACCTTGGCTTCTTCACAGGAGGAACGGGTACGTTCCCAAGGGAAACAACAGTCTCCGGAAGATCCTTAACTACCCAGGAACGAATCGTTGATCTTCTGCGCGGTGGATTAAACGCATCCGCGATGGACTGCAACGTCCACCCCGCCTCACTAAGATCCTGAACCCTTCTCCATAAACTCTCCTTTGACAGAGTGGCGATCAGGTCCTGCTCGCTCTTTGGTAGATCTGGAGTATGCATGTAGATACCGTATCATACTCTTTTGGAGATGTGTACATTTTGCGGCGATAAGATGATGTACAATTCGGATTATTTGATACCTTAAGGTTAAGTGCCTTGGACGTGAGAGACCGCCCCGTATAGGGAGAGACACTTTATAAAACGTCTCCAACTATTTTTCAGAATAAAAATTATTTTGTAATGCGAGAATAAAAAAGACCACGTACCGTTAGATACGTGGCCTTTATAATGCTTTACGTTAGATAATAACGTTTACGTTTGAGTCTCCTTCAAAGATCTTCTTAAAGGTCTCAGCGTCTACCTTTCCAGTAGCTGCCAAGCCTTTGTCCTTTTGGAACTTCTCAACTGATATCATTGTGAGATCTCCAAGCCATCCATCCTTGTCACCAATTACGTCCTTGTATCCTAGTTGTTCTAGGCGACGTTGTAGGTGGTGGATAGTTAGTGACTTGCGCTCATAGATATTTTTGTATACACACTTTGCGAGGTATACATCATCCTTGTCGCCTTTTCCAACGACATGGCTTTCACTAGGTCTTACCGCGACAGGCGCAGGCTTGACCTCAGGAACGATAGGCTTAGGTTCCTCGACAACAACTACAGGCTCAGGCTTAGGTTCCTCAACCTCTACAGGTTCAGGAGCTGGTGCCGCAGGGATGTCAATGACCACCGTAGGGCTATCATCAACTACCGTAGGGATATTATCTGTGTCTAAGTTTTCTTGGTCCATAGGTTTATCTTACTCTAAGACTTACCCGTTGACTTAGGAAACTGCAACATGAACTCGTCGATCTTGCTCTCATGTGCCGTACCGTCGTAGGCGTTTGGACCTAGACCCCATGATCCCCAGTCCTTGCCACCCTTTGTCATGTGAAACGCGATCTGTGCGTTTGTGACAGGGTCGAAGAGCTGGTCATTGGTTTCTAAGCCGAACTTCTCACGTCGGTCCGCACCGAGGCTTCCGATCATGTTGATCTGAAACAGCCCGTATGAGTTATCACCGGTGCCGGTGTTATCATTGTGAGCTACGGGGCGACCGCCTGATTCCTTCTTGGTCACCGCCCAGGCAACCTTTAGTTGTTTGCCCTTAAAGCCCACCGCATCGAGTAGCTCGATGAGTTGGTCATTGTCGAGAGTTTTAGCTCCCTTATATTTAACTAGCGGATCAGTTACTACCGCAGGGGTAGGAGGTGTATCCGTAAGTTGTGTTGTTGCCGAGCTGGCGCTTATGTTTAACACCATAAGTACGCCCATTGATAGTGCCATGATATAGGCCGCTGTCGACATTGCTATTCCACGTATTGTGATTTGCAACGCTAGTTCGCCTCCTTAGGTTGGGGATGGGACAACCTGGCAGTACCGCACCAGGTATCTTGCTACCACTATGCTTCTCAGGTTTGCACCTGTCCTCTACCGCTTGCATAGGGCCGGAGATAAGAAGGGATGACAATGTCGTTCCTTTCGTCTCTCCGTAGTGGGCCGTTTAGCCCGTAGGTATAACTATACCATAGACTGGGTAAAACAGGCACCAGGTAGGCGCCTGTTTCCCACAGATGATTAGTTTTCTAGCTCCTCATAGACAATAGTGCCGATGATACCGAGGCTAACCCTAGGGCTAGGACAAGTGAGCCGCTCTCAGGGGAACTGAGCGCCACGAGTACCGCCACGGTGGCTGAGCCAGCGGCAATTATTGAAGGCCAGGCTAGCTCCCGAAGGATCAGCCATAGGTTGTTCATTAGATAACCTTTGCCTTGCGGGTTTTACCCTTAAGTCTATCGGAGGTGTTACGTATCGGTGTGCCTGCCTCCTGAATTAGCTTACGAGCCTTGCCGTAGGTAATTCCAAGTTCCTGGGCTACCTCAACGACAGATTTACCTGCCGTGTACAGCGACGCGGCCTGCGTAGGTGTAATTGTTGACACTGTTGTTCCTTTCGTAGTTTCTTCATTTTCACGCTCTAACAGCAAGGCACGCGAACGAGCGATTAACTCGCCTGCCTCTTTGAGCAAAGTGGTACTGCTCAAGATTTATTTTTCTTTTCCGGCTTGGGAGGAGTTTTTCCGTGGTTGTTGCAAAGTATCTTCCCACCCCATGGTCCTCTTGGTTTTAGGTTGTTATCACAGTCACTGCCGTATCCAGCGGCATGGCACCTAAGCTTCTCTGTTCGTCCGATCGCGGTGGTTAAGGCAACAAGCGCTCGCTTAGTTACGCTGTCCTTGATTAAAAATCCATCCTGCTCATGACATCCGGCGCATAGGTACTCGTTGCGTCGGTGAACTGGGTCACGAAACGCACTTGGGCTACCACAACGATCACAGTGTTGAATGAAACGTATGTTTGCCGTGAGCCTCTTGTAGTCATCAGCACACATAAGCTTCTCATCAAGTTCATAGACGAGTACGTTTGCATCACCGCACAAGGAACAGGCATCATAGACATAGCGCTTTTCACGCTGATTAGTACCTAGCATGTTGGTCCTCCGTATTCGTCCTTGGGAAGAATATATTCCTTATTCCTCTTCTTGTAAATCCTCTGGTTCATGTTTCTTCACGACACCGGCGTGCTGTGGTCCCCACATGCGCTCGCCAGGTTGAAGTTGTTCTTCCTTTTCCTGACGCTTGGCGTCAAGGGAAAATACGTTACTCAATTCTTCCTTGATTTAACTACACCAAGTAAAGGTTCAAGTCTGATGATGTTCTTCTTGTAGCGGTAGAACTTGACGGCGGCAAATACCGCGGCAATCGCTAGAATCAGAAATACGTTGATCTCAAGCATAAAGAGATCTCGTATGTATATTGAAAAGATACTTCCATAAATGTCCATGCTAAACAATGCGTCCATGTTTATCTCTCCTTAGTTTCGGCTCGCGAACTCGGTGTCCGCGATGTCATCCATCGCCGCGGCAAGAAGCATGGCTGGGAAGAATCCTAGGATTCCCATGATAACTGCGCCAACGAACGTTAGTAAGCTTTCACCTGCAAAGAAGAACATCGCTGAGTAGATAACCCAGGCAGTGGCAACGAACTTCATTGCAACCGCGTATCTGCGATACCGATAACCTCTAAAGTTATTTATCTTGATTTTCATGGGGAAGTCCTTTCGTCGTTTTGTCCTTGGATTAATTATATCAGGTAGGTAGGGAAGATTAGCCTTTTGTTCCCCATGTCACCAGGGTGATGACCTTGTCCGCAAGGAATTGGCTACGGGTATAAGTTTCGGCCCATGATTCAGCCTCAGCCTCAGAGCGGCAATACTGGTAAAAGGTTTCCCCATTACTCATTGAATAGTAGTATTTGGTTTGGTTTCCTGGAACGTTTATCATTTTAATCCCTCCGTCGTTATGGGATAATTATATCAGGAAGATCAGGAAAATAGGGCTCTGGCTCTACGTCCCATTCCCTGGTGTTTCTCCTCTTGTTGACCTAGGATCTCATCCATGGCACGGTTCATTGACTCGGCATCAAGTAGCAAGTCCCAGTCCTCCGCACGGATATCAAGCAGGAACTCTGCCGGTGTAAGTGGCTCATCATGGCGTTGCCATACCTTTGCCATTACCCTTACGCGGTGGTGAATAACATCACGGTTGGCAAATCCCTTGTGGTCCAGGAGCACAAGCTCTAGAACGTGAAACGCACCTGCTTCGAGGTTGAGTCTCTTTATGTCGGGATACTGGTTTAGACCAAGTACCTCGGCAGTTTCAATTAACCTTTTCAGGTTTTGTGTGTTTACTACCCTTATGTTTGTGTTTGTCATAAGGTTAATTATATCAGGTTTTACCTGACGGAGAACCCACCCTTGCCTCTGAAGCTCGGCATCCTTCGGTGAGCTGGTGACTTAGCCTTGATCTTTCCACCTACAAAACCAGCCGGTGGCTTGATCAGAAGAGCCGTAAGAGCATGGACCAGCGCATCAACTCGGTCAGGGGACTTACCCTCACCGGGAATCCAGGCACACATCTGAGACTCTAGGTCTCCAAGGTAACCCACGTGGTGAACGCGGCTTTGCTCATAGGCAAGGGTTATCGGCTCGGCGCGAAGTGCCTTACCGTACTTGGAGTGTACCTCAAGAACCTTTACCGTTGGGTCAATCGTGTTAATCGCATTACGAACCAGCGCACCGCCTTGGTTAACCTCAGCCACAACTGGACAGCCCCACTTACGAGCCATCTGAACTACTCGGTTTGCCCACACATCAGGAGAGCCGTGAATCGACGCGTCCTCAAGCACCCAGCTCTGACGCTTGTAAAGATCTCGGTCACCGGTTGAGGCTACGACAACGATGCCACACTCGTCTCGTGGATTTTCAGCTACGGAAGGATCTACACCGATGCAGCGTAGCGGAGTTCC